ACACCAGCAGCGAGAAGCCATCCGGCTGGCCGTGATTGCGTTGGATTATCAGGGCGGATTCCGCTGCGGCTGTGACACCAAGCTGTGGCACCCGGCACCAACCACCAGACCGATGGGAGATATCGAGAGAGAGAAGAAAGAGCGAGCCGCCAAGCTGCGCATGAAGCGGGCCGTGCTGGCCGCCAGTGAGATGAGCAGACAGGGCCCGTGTGCCATCGGGCAATAAAAAAGCCCGCATTACGGAGCTGTAACTCCAAGCGGGCCTTCATCAACAACCTCCCCAGGAAGTCGATATGACAACTTTAGCGATCCCCTGCGCGCTGCGCAACCTTCGTATCCAGCAACGCAAGCTGACGGGCCGGTATGGCGCCCGTCTTAGCCAATATCCCGACGGCATTGCGGTTATCGAGCGCTCCACCGCGCTGGCTTGGGCCTCTCTGTTTCACCGCCTCCCCACCTGCACCGCTTAACAAGGAACCTGACCATGACCGCACAACCGACCCAGATCAATTTGCTGAACCATCATGCTGCCAAACGCCTGCGCCAGTTGCGGGAACAGTTGGCCTTGAGCCGCCCCAAGTTTGCCGATCTGCTGGGCATTCCGCCAACCACGATTAAGAACTACGAACTGGGGTACCGCGAGATTGGCGGCGGCCTGTTCCTGTTGATTGCCCACCATCCGGACCTGAAACAGCACATCGACTGGCTGCTGACCGGGCAAGCTCCCAGCCAGATAGCGGAGGCATGACGATGGCCATCGTTATCACTCGCCACACCCCACGCGATAGATCGGAGGGAGCCAGCATGAGCATTGACGCCATTCATATCGCCCAACGGGCCGAGCTGACCCTGTTGCCGCTGCTGACCGAGCTTCTGGCTAGCGGCGAACAGGAGAACCGCATCGCCCTTGGGGCTCTCTACTCGGGCGACCAATACATCCAAGTGCAACTGATTGTGACCAGCAGGCCAGAGGATCTGCTGGATGACGATTCAGTGATGGGGGACGAGGCATGACAGATGAGCTGTTTGAACTGGAGGCCCCGACTGATGAGCTAGGCAGAGAAACCGGCCCAGCTCATATGCAGCCGCCGGCATCGGTCAGCCAGTTGACCAAACACTGGCAAGCGGCACACGCAGAGTTCGAGAGAACAAGTAACTGCCCTCGAACAGAAGTAGATGAGCTGCTGGCACTGGGCGCGATCCGTGCCTTGTACTGGCTGGCGCTGGGCAGTGCTGAAACCGCGCTGGCAACCACCATTGCGAACTGGTGGGCGGATGTGTCGCCCATGCACGGACTGGGGGCGACCATCAAATGAACTACCGACTGATATCAATGATGGAGCGGGACTTGGGTTGGTGGTGGGAAGACCTGCGGGGCGCCAGTGCGCGCCTGCGTGGGTACCAGCACCTGCTCATCGAGTGCCGCCAGCTCTCGCCAAGGCCAAGGGCCACCATCGCACTGACCCTGCGCCAATGCGCGGTGACTCGTCGCATCTGTGACCACTCCTCCCTGGTGATCAAGGGCCACCGCTGTGCCCTCAACTCCCTGCTAGGTACTACTGTCCAATGAACCGCCAGACCACCAAGCTGCCGCTGTCCAGGAGGACACTGCGGCAGCGTATCGATACCCTTGCCAACTCCCTGCCCGGTATCGACATCAGCGCCCTTGGCCCCGTCTTTATCGGTACCCCAGGCCAGAGCGATCTGGTCTGGGCCATTCAACTGCTCGATGGCCTGTCATCACAGCTCACCCTGACTCTGTTCAAGCAGTACATGCGCCGCCGTAAAGATGGCACAAGCCGGAACTGCCGCAGCGCCAACATCTGGTTGCGTGAACGCACTGAATGGGTGCGCGGTCTTATCCAGGCGATCCCGGTCGACCCGCAGACCATGCGCGATGAAGAGGGGCGCAAGCGTGTCGCTCATCTGTTCGCCAACCAGACGGCCGCGATCTGGCGCCACATCGAACAGGGCATCAAAGCCGGCGATGTACCGGATCTGCTGCTGACCTGGGAAGCCATCCGCCAACCGGCCGATCAGTGGAAGTTCACCCCTCGGATGCCCAAGTTCAAGCGCCAGGAAAACCAGGATGAATGGATTATTCGGGTGATGGTTCGCCTGCTCTCTGCCAAGTGGTGGGAACGCAGGGTTAACCGTTGCTGGGACAGGCTGCAGGAGCACGTTGCCATTTTGCTCGGCAAGGTACGTAAAGGGGTATCCGCCTATATATCTAACGCCACCATAAAGGTGGTGCGCGAGCGCAAGCGCGCCATGCTGCGCTGGCTGGCAGAGTCGGAGGTGATGAACGCCCAGCACGATCTGGTGGTGTCGATGAAGGATTGCTGGGAAGCCAGCACCTCCAACCCGGTCAACCGCCGCAATGAAATGATGACCCGCATGCGCGGCTTTGAAGACTACGCCGAGGAGCAGGGTCATGTGGGGGTGTTCTTCACCTGGACAGCCCCAAGCCGCTTCCATTCCTGGAAGACAGGCCGCAACGGCAAGACCATCGAAAACGAGAAGTATGAAGGCGCAACCCCACGCGAAACCTGCGCCTATATGGGAAAGTTGTGGAGCCGTGCCCGCTCATATTTGAAACGTTGGGGTATGCCGCTCTATGGCTTTCGGGTCTGCGAACCTCACCATGACGGGACCCCTCACTGGCATCTGCTGCTGTTTATGCGCCCGGCCGACAAATGGCGGGTGATAAGCACCCTCCAGCATTACGCCCTGAGCCATAACCTCCAGGAGCTGGAGCGCAACAACCTAGGGATCCCCTTCACCGACATCACCCCCCGCTTTGACTGGAAGGAGATCGACCCAACCAAGGGAGATGCCACCGGCTACATCGCTGCCTATATCGCCAAGAACATCGATGGCGAGCACGTCGATGGAGATGACGAAGCTGGCACCAAAGCAGACATAGGTGCCCAGCATGCCTGCGCTTGGGCGAGTTGGTGGGGGATCCGCACCTTCCAGCAGATCGGCGGCGCCCCGGTCGGGGTGTGGCGCGAGCTGCGCCGCATCAGCAACGCCAAGAAGCACGGCGATCTGGTGGGGCCACCCAAACCCGTGTTGCAAGACCCGCGCTTTGAGGCGGCCCGCTATGCCGCTGATAACGGCATCTTTCGCTGCTACCTCCACGCCATGGGCGGAGCACTGGCCACTCGTGCCGAGCACCCCATCAAGCTGGCCCACCTCATCGAGGAGCAGGCCAACTGCTACGGCGAAGACATCAAGCGCTTGATGGGACTGCACACCGCCCGCTTGGGTATCAAAACCCGCCTGCAAGGGTGGGAAGTGGTGCCCGAAGGCACCTACCAGGCCACCAAGGCCGCCAGGGGTTCAGGTTTGGGGGTTGGGGTTAAGTCGGGCGACAGCCCGGCTCCTTGGAGCTCTGACAATAACTGTACGCAGCCGGATCCAGCGGCCTTCGCGGATCAGTTAATGGCAAAGCAATGGGGTTTATCACCTTTCTCTATCGGGCGTTTGCGGGCTGGCGCCAGCGTCACAGCTGACGGTTTCACCCTCTGGCTTGAGAACGGCCAGATGCAGTCAAGCCGAGCGATACCCAATGAACCTGATTGGATACTAGATGGCCAGCGGCCAGCCGAACAGGCCGGAGCGGATGAATACGCGATCCCGGTTGATGACCAGGATTGGCCTATGCTGGTTGAGCTGTGCGGCAAGGTCTACCAGGCGAAGGGCCATACCGGCACCCGCAGCTGGATCGAGATGCTGCCGCAGCCCTATCAGTCAGAGATGTGGCGGGTGCTGGAGGGGCTGGATGTGCCGCAGTGGCTGCAAGAGCAGGATGACTACAGCGAGGAGTTAGCATAAACAGCAAGCTGACCTTCATTCGGGAAAAGAGAATGTTCAAGAGAATACGTCTAGACAATTGACATATGTTGGCAATATTATGATTCTAAGGTGATTTTTTCTGTAATGGTCTCAGCCGTGATACGGCGTTATATGGAAGTCTATATAAATGGATTAATACCGATTTCCATCTAATCACTGTTAACCTCAATAAGGAAATTGCATGCCATTCAATGCAAATCTGCTTCCAGAACCACAAAATGAATATGTGGCATGGGTCGACGTTATGGGAATTCAGTCGGCCATGAGCCGTTCGTTAAGTATCTCAGCAAATTTTGTTTTCAAACTTCATATCGCAGCCCTCAGCGCTCCTAGAGAAAACGTACAAATATATCCAGTAATGGATGGTTTTTATGCGTGTTCACCATGTCAAAATGCAATGCTCGCGTTTTTACGCAATGTATTAACAACAATGGGAAGCATCTTCCTTGAAACCCCGCAGCCCTTACATAGATTTATTGCCCGTGGAGCACTGGCATTCGGGCCGGTAATTCATGGCTCGCAAGTTCCTGACGGCGTTGATCCCGGCCTAGTCGGCCATGAGCAGTACAAATCTGCAATTTTGCTCGGCATGCCCATAGTGCAAGCCAATAAAGCGGAGGGTTTTGCACCACCATTTGGCATTTACATACATGAGTCAGCCCGGGCATTTGCACCGGATGGCCAGCAACCTTTTCACCATGTATGGTGGAAATGGGTTAATCCTGACGTCAGTCATGTTTGGAATAATCTTCTTGAGCGTCTGAGCTCGCACTACGAGTGGTGCAGTGGCAGGCCAAATCGTTTGCTTTATGACGCTACAAGGATCTCAGCACATAAACAGCTTGCAACCGAATACTTCTCAGCGGATTGAGGCTAACAATGCGCTCAACTGTCGCTCACTTCGTTCACTGGACACCCAAAAGCTACGCTTTTGAACGCCCGTTAACTTAATCGTTAGAGGAAAAGGAATGGACCTCTTTACTCCAGTCGTAGAACCGGAAAAATTCCACAAGAACTTTGCATCGGTACTTGTATCGTTTCGTGAAACAGAGAGGCGACTATTAGAGGAGTGGGCGAATGGTTTCGTAGATAGAGATGGTAAGTTTGTCAAAGAATTCCAGACGACATTCAATTCGTCATTCTGGGAGATATACCTATACGCATTGTTTAAAGAATACAAACTATCAGTAAATTGGTCTTATCCAACACCAGATTTTCATCTAAGCTCAACTAATTGTGAGTTCATAGTCGAGGCCGTAACAGCAAATTCTGCACATGGAAAACCAAATGAATGGGATAAAACATTCAGCCGTGAAGAGTTAGAAAAGCTGCGAAGGTTCAAAGAATTAAACACAGAAGCAATCGTTAGACTATCAAATGCAATTATTGCAAAAGTTAGAAAGTACAATGAAACTTATAAAAGACTAGCACATGTTGCGGGAAAGCCTTTCATTCTAGCTATCGCACCTTTTGAGCAGCCTCATTTTAATTTTCAGCATGACAGGCCAATAAGAGCCCTACTCTTCGATCATTATGTAGATGAAGATGCATATTTAGATAATCCAGAAGCATTTCCGGATGGTCCGCCAAGTGTAAATCTTGAATATGTAACAAAAGAAAATGGTGCCGAGATTCCCCTAGGCCTTTTCAAGGACGACTCATTATCTGAGGTAAGCGCGGTAATGTTTAGCTGCTTGGCGACATGGGGAAAACTCAGTGCAATGTCAAACAATCCGGCAACCAATACGATCGTGGACTCTCTTTGGGCCACTCCGCCAAGAGGTGCTCCAGAAAAGCGCTCATGCTCTCCTTCTGAACACGGTGAAAAAATACTAGATGGACTACAGATCTACCATAATCCGTTCGCATCTAAACCACTACCTCCAGAAGTATTCAGAGCACCTCGAGTGGTACAGCATTACGTTAACCACAAAACCGGAGAATGGCAGTATGAGGGCCACACACAAGCGCTTCTATTTAGGCAAGTACATGCTAGACCCAAGACGAAATGAATCCTCTAACAAAAAGTTTAACAACGCTCATTCCTCGCTCGGACGTGCTAACGCGCGCTGGTTAACTTGTCTTTAGGTCATGACAAGATCTCAAAAGCAATATACGACGGTGTCGAGCAAATTGGGAATAACACTGGGGGTATTATTGCGCCCCCAGTCCTTTGAGTACCAACTGCCGCCCCTCTGGCGTCAGTGAGCCCATGATGCTGAGCACCAGTTGGTTTGTCGTCTTTGCAGACGGGCTCAGTGTATGAGCAAACGACAAGGTGGCCACCCAGCTGTGACCACACTCGGCGTCAATACACTGGCAATAGAGATCCGAGACATCATTGCTCAGCCGATTGGTTTTGGTAATGCGGCCACGCTGGCCACACACTTTGCAATAAACCCGCATCACCCCTCCCGATAAATCAAACATGCAATCAATAGATGTGATCTTACCCTAAAAGAACTGGCTTTTTATACAGTTGCACCCACCGCATCCCGAAAATCGACCCAGAGGGAGCGAGGGAGTCCCGCGCTGTTGATGGCATCCTGGATAAGCTCACAGAGCGGCAGCACCTCGTTTCGGGCATAGGTGGCGTCGTACTTCTCGGGATCCCCTAACCCTCCCCCGCCATTGGTTGGAATAATGCCGGCCAGCGCCGCCGGAAAGCGGTGACTGGTCAATACGTCCTGAGCGGTGATCCCCTTGATGGCGGCAAACTCATCCTTGGTAGCGATGTCCCCCACCGGGATCAGCTTGATGCCGTCGGGCTTGCCATCCGGGATGTTGACGAACATGGAGCGAAAATTCCCCACCCCCTTGCTGTTGGCGATCTTGTCCTTCATCTCCTGTTCGGTATCGTCGTCCATGTTCGGGTCGGTGGCGTAGAAGATGAACCCCATGTGGGCGCCGTTGAGGAAGTATTTGCGCCGAAACAGGGTAGCGTCCTGGTTGAGCAGGGCCGACTGCAGGCCCCCTAGGTAATCGGGCATGCCATAGACCTGCTGCTCGGGGTCGTACTGGGCCAGCCAAATGACATCCTCCGGCCGGTAAATTAGGTTCGGCTTGCCCGACTGCTGCAGGTAAACAAAGCAGCCGTCTTCACGGCGGCGCAGGTAGACGCTGGAGAGCGGGTGCAGCCCCACCACCTGGCCAAAACCGTTGCGAATTTTAAGCAGTCCCGCGTCCCCGAACTGCAGATAGTTGTGCACGAACGCCGTGATGGTGGCCCTCTGGTTGGTAAAGCGCCCCGCCACCATGTTGCGCCTCGCCATCAGGATGGCCCCGTGGTGGGCATTGGCTCGCGCCACCTTGGCCAACCCCTTGCGCTCGATGGGGGGCTGGTAATACTCGCCGTAGGGGTTGTAGAACACCCCTGTGTAATCAGTCATCCAGGCGGTGGGGTCTATCTCTTCCGGCATGCTGAACACCACGGAGGGGCGCGTGGAAGGGGTGGCCACCTTGGCCGGTGCTTGCTGTCGTTTGGTCATGCTGCCTTTCTCTCCTGGCTGGTGACCCAGCTGGATTTGCGTTTGCGGTTTGTATCGAGTGGCTCGTTGGCCACGGCGTGGGCGATGGCAAAGAACACGTCGGCGTGGCCAGTCACGTTGTCGCGGGCGGCCCGAAACGTCATCTGGCCGCCGCCGGTGGTGCTGCGCTTGATGGCAAGGAACGCCAGCGGAATATCCCGGTCCGTGCTGTCCCACTCGATGCGGTTGGCCTCCACCACGTCGATCATCTTGAGTACCAGCCGCGACTTGCTCTCGATGCTGTAGTTGATGGGGTGACACACCCCTTTGAATACGGGTTTCAAGAGGTCAAACACCCCGGCACCGATGCCGGACACATCGACCCCCAGATAGGTGACCCTAAACTTCTTGGCGATGCGCTCTATCTCTTGTGCCTGGTACTGGAAGTTGAGACCCCGCCAGTAGTGCTTTTCCAGCACCCGGAACCGCTCACCGGCAACGGTGGGCGGGGCAACCACCACCAGGGTGGCGTTGTCGCGGGTGCGGCTCGGGTCGTAGCCCATCCATACCTCTCGCCGACCGAACGGGTCAGGCCGCCCGGGTTTGTAGTCCTCCCACCGGGTCGGATCCACCCCGGCCCGCTCCATGTCCTGGAACTTAAACACCGACAGGGCATCGTCGATAAACCGGCACAGGTAGAGGCGATCAAACACCTCCTCCGGGTATTCGTCTTTGAGCTCCTCGATGTCGATGAGGTTACAGCCCAGGCGTATGGCATCCTCGATGGTGATGACGTAGCGCCACTGCCGATCGGGACAGATGCGGCCCCCGTCGCGCAAGTCGTCTTCACCAGGGAAGTCAACAGCCTGCCGGCTTGGGCGAGTCCCCTTCCAGCGATCCCCAGTCCAGAACCGGTACGCTTCGTGCACCTTGCTCGATGGGGTCGAAAAGTAGGTTTTGCGCCAATGGCTCTGGGTGGCCATGGCACTGGAGACATCGGAGAGCCGCTCGAAGTTGGGGATCCAGAAATACTCATCGATGTAGACGTTGCCCGAGCGAGACTGGGCGCTGTTGGAGTTGGTGGAGCAAAAGATAAGCTCGGCCCCGTTCGACAAGACGATGGGGTTGCCGGTCAGGGTGACGCCGAGGAAGGTCTGAGCAATCTTGCAGATATAGGAGCGGAACACCTCCGCCTGGGCCCGGGTGGCTGAGAGGAATATCTGGTTGCCACCGGTCAGAATGGCATCTTCCAGCGCCTCGCCGGCGAAGTAGTAGGTCATGCCGATCTGGCGTGACTTGAGGATATTGCGGGTGCGCGGCAAGGACGGATCGTTCTTGGCCTCCCGACAGCGCAACTGATAGCCAAACAGGGTACCCAGCCACTCGCTAAAGTCTGCCTCTGTCAGGTGGCCGATCTGGTTCTTGCCCTTCTTGCCGCCCCTCCCCTTACTACTGCCGCCATCCTGGCCGCCTCGGCCACGGCGCGGCCGCTCGGCAGCGGGTTCATCGCCACTCTCGTGGCTGGCGGTGAGCGCCTGCTGGCGTTCCGCCCACTTGAGGGCTTTCTCTTTGAGGCTGACATGGTGGCCGATGAGTCGATCCAGCTCATCCTGCTCGCCCGGGGTTTTCTTCTCGCGATCCAGCAGCACATTGACCCGCCGGGCGATGGCATCCTCCACCGCCTCATCCGTGAGCAACTCCCGCCAGCCGAGCTTCTCGGCCCAGTAGTAGACAATGCGACAGGAGTTGAGCCCCAGTTCGTCCTTGATCTCCTGGGGGGTCCATCGCTTAAGGTAGAGTCCCTTCGCAGCCTTGCGGATCTCTTCGGGATACGCCATGGCGCCTCCATCGATATGAATGATGGCGCCATCATAGCCAGCCCATTACCCCCACTTATCCCACTGATGTTCTGAGCAATTCGGATATCCCACTGGATCCGAATCCCCCCGAACACAACTGGATGAAACCCCCTCGCCGACCCGATAGCCTGAGCCCGCATCTTATTGGGAGCAGGCATGAACGAATCAACCTTGAGAACTGGCTGGGTCTGTATCGCCACCGAAGGCTATTACCCGCGACTGGCTCACCGACATGGCCGAGACCTACGACCCAACCTATTACACCGCCGTCATCTGGCCCGAGCACGATCGCTGGTCCAGCTATGGCACCGTGCAGGCGCTCAAGACCGAAGAGGCCGATGGCAAATTCAAGCTGTTCGCCATCCTCTGCCCCAACCGGGATCTCATCTACTGGAACCAGAGCGGCCAGTATCAGTTCTGCTCCATTGAGCCATTCGAGCAATTTGCCGATCTCGGCCGCACCTACTTGATTGGCCTGGGCGTTACCGACCAACCCGCCAGTACCGGCACCACCTACCTCAAGTTCAGCAACAGCAACAAGGGCCAGACCGTCGGCACCAGTGAGCCGCTGGATCTCTCCATGCTCACACTGCCCAAGCACGAAAAGACCGATGGCTTCATGGCCAAATTTTTCAGTTTTATGGCCAGCCATGGTGAACCTGCCCCCAAACCTACCCCCAGCCACCCCGAGGATGAGGAAATGAAACCAGAACAGTTCGATCAAATGCTGGGGGCCCTGACCGGCCTTGGCGACAAGATCGATTCTTTCAGCGTCAAGCTGGAAACCCAACCGGCCCCCGAGCAGCCCACCGCCCTGGTCACCGATCCCGCCACCGTTGACGACAAGCCAAGTATCACCGCCGAGCAGTTCACCAAGTTGGAGCAGACCCTGACCGGCCTGACCGACAAGTTCAGCGAGCTGAACGGCAAGATCGACCAGTTCTCTGTCGAGAAGCCGGGCCAACGCCCGGGCGCGCTCGGCGGTGACGATACCCCCACCGCATATTAAGGAGCGACCGTGAGTCAGACCCTAACCGTCCAGGCCCGTCAGCGCCTCGAAAAATACAGTGCTGCCCTGGCCAAGACCTATGGCATCCCCGTTAACGTGCTGGACAAACAGTTCAGCGTCATCAGTGGCCCCGTGGAAACCGGTCTGCGCGCGGGCCTGCTCGCCTCTGTCGAGTTCCTCGGTCTCATCACCTGTATGGATGTGGATCAGATCAAGGGCCAGGTGGTGCAAGTCGGCATCGGCAAGCTGTTCACCGGCCGCAAGAAAAATGGCCGCTTCAACGGCAAGATCGGCGTGGATGGCAACACCTACGAACTGAGCGAGACCGATTCGTGTGCCTCGCTCGACTGGGCAACCCTGTGTGTCTGGGCCAACGCCGGCAACGAGGGCGAGTTCATCCGCCTGGTCGGTGAGTTCATCAACACGGCATTCGCCCTCGACATTGTGCGGGTCGGCTGGAATGGCGTTTCTGCCGAAGAGACGA